GCAGACCTGGTAATAAATATCAGGGTGATTTTGTAGGTATGTTTGGAGAAGGTGTAGTAAACGAAGCTTGTTGGGAAGGTTACAAACAAGTTGGTGGTAAAATGAAAAATGGTAAAATGGTTCCAAATTGTGTTCCTATAAGTGAAGCAGAAAGTGCCGCTCAACAAGCTGCAATTGCAATTAATATGAAGAAAAAAGGTATTAAACCTAAAAACGAAGATACTAATAGTGATTATGATGAATTAGATGTAGAGCCAGAAGAAATTGATGATTTTATTGATTTCTTAAAAGCATATAAAAATACATTAGATGAAGGTTGTCAATGTTTAACCGAAGCCGAATATCAAGGTAGAGAAGTTAAGTTGGGTAAACCAATGCAAGGTGATGTTAAGAAGTTTAAAGTATATGTAAAAAATCCTAAGACTGGTAAAATCATTAAAGTAAATTTTGGACAAAAAGGAATGAAAATAAGAAAATCAAATCCTGCCGCTAGAAAATCATTTAGAGCAAGAATGAATTGTGATAACCCAGGTCCAAGAACAAAAGCAAATTATTGGAGTTGTAGGAAATGGTAATATTTGGTAAAACCAAATATTTTCCGTATATTTAAAGTTAATATAAACAAAAATGGCAGATAAATCAATATTTAGTAGGTTACAGAAATTATTTTCAACAAACACTATTGTTCGTAAAACAGAAGATGGTGTTAAAGTCATTGATACGGATGAATGGCAGAATATGACTACAAACTTAGTTGACCGCTTTATGAAAATGAAAGTGACAAACTATGGTACAGGTCAAACAGCATCATCGATGGCATATCAACAAGTTAGAATTGATTTGTTTAGAGATTATGACTCAATGGACTCAGACCCAATTTTATCATCGGCATTAGATGTATATTCAGATGAAACTACCGCAAGAAATGAAATGGGTAATGTTTTAAAAATTCATCATGAAGATGACCATATAAAACAATTATTAGAAAATTTATTTTATGATATTGTAAATGTAGAATTTAATTTATGGCCATGGACTAGAAACTTAGTTAAATATGGTGATTTATTTTTACAATTAGAAATAGCAGATAAATTGGGTATTGTAAATGTAATGCCGTTATCAACATATGAAGTAACTAGAGTTGAAAACTTTGACCCAGAAAATCCTCAAAGAGTTAAATTTATATACGCACCATATCAAAACCCATCTGGTGGTTATGGTCAAACTCCAAAGAAAGAATTTGAAAATTATGAGATGGCTCACTTTAGATTAAACTCAGATTCAAACTTTTTGCCTTATGGAAAATCTATGATTGAAGGTGCAAGAAGAGTTTGGAAACAATTGATGTTAATGGAAGATGCTATGTTAATTCATAGAGTAATGAGAGCACCTGAAAAAAGAATATTTAAAATTGATGTAGGTAATATTCCACCAAATGAGGTAGATAACTACATGCAAAAAATTATTAATAGTTCAAAAAAAGTTCCATTTATAGATGAGAGAACTGGTGAATATAATTTAAAATATAATATGATGAATCTTATTGAAGATTATTATATGCCAGTTCGTGGTAATGATAATGGTACTTCAATTGATACATTGAAAGGTTTAGAATATAATATGATTGATGACATCAATTACTTAAAAGGTAAAATGATGGCAGCTTTAAAAATTCCAAAAGCATTCTTAGGATATGAAGAAGATGTAAATGGTAAAGCAACATTGGCAGCACAAGATGTTAGATTTGCAAAAACAATCGAAAGAGTACAAAGAGTATTAATTTCAGAATTAACTAAAATAGCAATTGTACATTTATATGCACAAGGTATTACCGATGATAGATTAACTAATTTTACATTAGAACTTACAATACCATCAAAAATATATGAACAAGAACAAGTTGAATTATATACTTCTAAAGTAGCATTGATTCAACAAATGCAAGCAACTAAAATGTTCTCTAAAGAATGGATGTATGAAGCAGTAATGAAACTTGCAAAAGATGAACAAGATACAATGACATTACAGGTATTAGATGATACTAAACAAACATTCCGTTTAACATCAATTGAAACACAAGGTGTAGACCCTGCAAAAGAAACAGGAACAGAGGGCCCTACAAATGTTGAAGAAGAATTAGATAGACTTAAATCGGAATTAGAAGAAGATGGAGTAGGTAGACCAAAAGACCCTGTTAGATATGGTAAAGATGACCATCCAGAAGGTAGAGACCCATTAGGTATTAAGACCCTTAAACAAAAAGAAGGTTCGGTAAAATACAAAGCAAGAGATTCATATTTAGAGATATTTAAAGATATGAACGGAAATAAAAAGACTATTTTAACAGAAGATAACACAAAATAGTATTAAACCAATAATAAAATATATTTATATCAGAATAATTGTATAATTTGATGAAAAAAATAAAACATTCGAAATTTAAAAATACGGGATTTATATTTGAATTATTAGTAAGACAAATTACTGCAGAAGTAATGTCATCTAGTAAGTCAGTAGCTGAAAAACTTTTAAAAGAACACTTTAATTCTAAGCAAGAATTATCGAAAGAATTGAAATTGTATCAATATCTTATTAATGAAAAATATAATTCAGAATCAAAAGCTGAACAATTTATCAATACAATATTAGAAGCTCGTAAAAAAATCGATGAGAAAAAACTAACAAAAGAAAAATACAATCTTATAAAACAGATTAAAGAAACTTATGATTTAGATGAGTTTATTAAATCTCCAATTTCTAATTATAAAACATTAGCATCTATTTATAAAATATTTGAAACAGTTGTAACCGATACACAATATGAACCAACTGATATAGTATCAGCAAGATTTACAATTGCAGAAAATATTATTAATTCTTCTATTCAAAATAAAGAAATAAAAATTAAAGATGCAGTTTTAGAAGAATATAGAAAACAAGATGATGATTTAAGAGCGGTTTCTTATAAATTATTAGTTGAATCATTTAATAACAAATATAAAAATCTTACCGAACAACAAAAAGGATTATTAAGAGAGTATATTAATAACATTAATAATACAGGTAAATTAAATGAATATGTTAGTAATGAAGTAACCAATTTGGTAAACTCATTAAAAGAAATCGGAGGTAAAATTTCAGATAAGGTTACAAAAATTAAATTAGCAGAAACAATTTCAAATATTAGAAAAATTAAATCTGTTAAAAAAATTAAAGAACAACATTTATCAGCAATGATGATGACGTATGAACTATTAAATGAATTAAAACAATCGTTAAAAAAATAAAAAATGACAAATAATAGAATTTTTAGAATAGATACAGTTACATCAGGTAGCTCAATATTAGCAATGAATAATTATGGTAGTAATGGAATCGCAATTGGATATGATGCCACCGGTTCTATAAAACGTGTAGGGCCTATCGAATATAATGCAACGGGTTCAACGGGAAAAGTATTAAGTTCTGTTTGGGGAGTATTATTACCTATTGGTGTTGTTACTTCTGGTTCTTTATATTTAGAAGGTGGTGGAGCGTTATCATTGCAAACATTGATAACAGGCCAAATATATCCAGCATATCCAATAGGAATTCAAGTATCAGCAGGAAGTGCATTATTATTATCATAAACTAATTAGATATGCCAGCACAATCAAAAGCACAACAAAGATTTATGGGTATGGTACATGCCGTACAAAAAGGAGATATGGATGCTCCATCTCCAGAAGTTGCAAAAGCAGCAGACTCAATGTCCGATAAAGATGCTAAAGATTTTGCATCAACATCACATAAGGGATTGCCTGATAAAAAAACAGAACAAATTAATAAACTTAAAGAAATCATTCGTAAAATAGTTAGAGAAAGAATGATGGAAGAAATGACCGGTAGTGATGCTGCAGGTGATTATAATACTCCTTTTGCATTTGGTAAACCTGAAAATGAAAAAACAAAAGGAAAAAGACAAGCAGATTTAACAGGATATAGTGTAGTAAAGGAAAACAGATGGTTAGCATTGAAACAAGATGAATCAACTGCTCAATCAAAAATAGGTAAAGGTATATCTAATATCAATAGACAATTAAAAGAAATGGAACAATTTCTTAATTGGTATGGTAAAATTAAAAATGAAAGTGGTGTTGATAATAAATCTTACTGGAAAAGGACAAATAGTCATATTTATAGTATACAGGAGAGATTATTAAAATTAGACCAAAAAATCAGACAAATATCAGAATAATGAAAACATCACAATTAAAAGAACTTATCCGTCAGGTAGTAAAAGAAGAAAACGATTATCAACAATTATTTAAACATATGTTAGATAGAACAGGTAAATCTATTACGGATATGTCTGATGATGAAAAAAAGAAATTTTTTAATGCCGTAGATACTGCTTATAAAGCAAAATCGGAAGGTAAATTAACAGGATATAATGAAGCTGAATTATCTGCAGGACAAAAGAAATTAGATGTTGATGGTGATGGTGAAATTGAAGGTTCGGATTTAGCAGCATTAAGAAATAAAAAATAATGAATAAAGGATTATTGATAGAAACTCATTTGTTTGAAGCAAAACTTCAACAAGAAGAAAATGGAACTTATTTGGTTAAGGGTATTTTGCAAAGAGCAGGTGCACCCAATCAAAACAATAGAAGATATCCAAAAGAAATCTTAATGAGAGAATGTCAAAAATATCAACAACTTATTAAAGAAAGAAGAGCTTTGGGTGAATTAGACCATCCTGAGTCTCCGGTTATTAATTTAAAGAATGTATCACATAACATTAGAGAAATCTATTGGGATGATGATGATGTGTGTGGGGTAGTAGAAATACTTTCAACACCATCAGGAAACATTTTAAAAGAATTATTAAAGAACAACATTCGTTTAGGCATTTCATCTAGAGGATTGGGTTCAGTAAAAGAAATGAATGATGGTACTGTAATGGTTCAGGAAGATTTTGAATTAGTTGGATGGGATTTTGTTTCTAATCCTTCTACACATGGAGCATTTATGGCACCTTTACAGGAATCAAAACAATGGGCTAAAATAGCAGAGGAATGTGGTAAGTGGTGTCGTTCACAAGATTTGATGAGAGAAATTATAATTGAACTTAATTAATATGGCAAAGTTAGTAAACTTAATACCTGGAAGACAAATCGTAAAAGAAGAATTGGAAGATATGGATGTATCATTACCTGCATCCGCTGAAAGATTTTTAGATAGAGCTATTAAAGCATTAAAGGGGTATAATCTTAATAGAAGAAAAGAACAATATGTAATTGCAAAATTAATCGATGCATTGGATATGACACCATCAGAATTAATGCAAGCAGTTCAAAAATTGAAAAAAAATAAAATTGTAAATAGATAACTTATGATAAAGTTAAAACATATATTGAGAGAAACCGAAGAGTTTCAACAACTCCCAACTGAATTAAAAAGACATTTTTTGGAAATCATTTCTACCTACGGCCAACATAGAGAAGGCATGAGTAGAAAATCTGATATTAGACAAGTTGCGGAATCATTAGGTGGAATTGCAGATGCAGCACAAGAATATACTTTAAGAGAAGGTGGTGATTGGTTTGATAGAGTTACTATTAAAAGAAATATGACCGAATTAAAAAAGTTTCAAGCTGCATTTGAAAAAGAAGCACAAGAAGCAACTGCACAAGAACAAAGATTGGAAGCATTGTACGAAGATATGGGACATGTATTAGGAAGATATTTTGAAATAGCAGATATTACAGAACAACAAATGGCCGAAAGATTAGGATTGCAAGAATGCAAAACATATAATAAAACAAAATAAAATGGAACAATTAGCATCATTATTTTTTCATAGTAGAACACAAGCACATGTGTTTCATTTAGGAGTTAAAGGGCCAGGTTCTTTTTCGGCACACTCTGCATTAAATACATACTACGATGAAATAGTAGGTTTAATTGATGGTTTAGTAGAATCGTACCAAGGAAAATATGGTATTATTAAATTCCAACCAGTAAATACTTTAGATACTAATTGTGATATTAAAAACATTTTATCTTATTTTGAAAAACTTTGTATAGCATTAGAAAAATTGAGACAAGATAAGAAATTACAAGATACTTGGATTCAAAATCAAATAGATAATATTTCAGAATTATTA